TGAGCAAGCGCCAAGAAGTAGTATTTAAAGAATTAGCCGACCAAGGCTTTCCCGTGACAATAATTAGATCAATTGATGATGTAGAGGAATTTATTTGTGAAGCGCTCAGACCTGCACCCTTACCAGATAGAGATGATTGGGCGGGCGAAATCCATCCCCAACTTGGGACTATTCTTACCCCCGGGTTTGGGGAAGACGACGACATCATTGACGATACTGGCGGAGCAGTTTGATGGGCCTACACTTATTGTTGCCCCTAAGCGTGTTGCTGAAACTGTATGGTCTCAAGAAACATTAAAATGGGATCATCTAAAACATCTAAGCGTTGCAAAGATATTAGGAACACCGACCCAACGATTGACAGCGTTGAAGAGTTCTTCGAATATCTACGTGGTAAATCTAGAGAATTTGACATGGCTATGCGAGCAATCAGAGATGAGCAAGTTCAAGAACCTAATCATCGACGAGAGCAGTCGGTTCAAAGACCCATCGACCAAAAGGTTCAAAGCACTCAAGAAGCACCTCAAAAACTTTACTCGACGTATTATCCTTACTGGTACGCCAACCCCACAGGGAATGGCAGACCTGTGGTCACAGGTTGGCATCTTGGATTTAGGGGAACGCTTGGAGACAAGCTTGACGAGGTTTAGAGATAAGTATTTACAGCCAGATCAAATGAATCGGCATACAAAGGTAATTTATTCATGGAAATTAAAGAATGGATCTGCTGAGGAAATACAAAATAAAATTTCAGATATATGTTTTAGTCTTAAAGCTCAAGATTATTTACAACTACCGTCGCTTACATCGCTTTATCACAGCATTCAAATAGACAAATCTATACGAGATAAATATGATCAACTTAGAAAAGACATGGTCGCTGACATCGGCAAGGAGCGTATCACAGCTCCAACTGCGGCGACATTGGCGGGCAAGTTACTCCAATTCACCAGCGGCGCAATTTATGGAGAAGATGGACAAACGCAAGAAATACACCGTGCTAAGTTGGAACGGCTTGAGTCGATCATGGAGGAATCTTCCTCGCCAACGCTGGTCTTCTACCACTTCAAACATTCGTTACAGAGATTACGTCTCCTGTTCCCGCAAGCTGTGGTCTTGGACGACGACAACATTGAGGCGTGGCGTAACGGCAAGATTCGTATGCTCCTCGCCCATCCCCAGTCTGGGGGAATCGGGCTCAATCTACAGTGCAACGTTGGTGAGACAGCACAAACGGTCTGGTTCGATTTACCATGGAGCTCAGAGAACTACATCCAAGCCAACGCGCGTATTTACCGCCAAGGGCAAGAAAAGCCGGTTATTATACACCATCTAGTTTTGTCTAATAGCATCGATGAGCACGTTGTCAAAGTATTAGAAGGAAAGATATCAACCCAAGAAGCATTATTAGAAGCACTAAACGTAAAATGAAAATAACAACAAAAACCAAACACAAAGTAAACGCAGTAGCACCGAGACTATCCGATGAAGATCCAGATCCATTAGAGCAAGATGATTCTGAAGGCACATCAATGCAACTCTTGGAAGGTTGGTTGCCTTGGACGTTTGAAGATATGATTGATATCAAGCGTTTAGTAGAGCATCATATGGATGAAAAACAGCGCGAAGTGATGGCAGCTTTTCTTGATGGCTTAACATATTCTGATATAATGGTAACAGAAAAATATTGGCGCTATCATTTCGCTAAAGGCGTAGAATACATCAAGAAGGAGCTGGGCCTGTGAGTCATTTTATTGTGGAGCATCGTGTTGAGGGAAATTATGTTTTGGAGACGCTTACTGGTGTTGAGGATATCGATACGAGCCGCTATGAAAGTATATTGGGAATCTGGGTTTGTGACAGCTTCGAGGAGTTACAGATTATGCAAAAAGAATTAAAGGAGATGCGAAATGTACGATCAAGTCAACAATCCTAAACATTACACTAGCCATCCCAGCGGTGTTGAGTGTTTGGAAATTACGCGCCACATGGGTTTTAACCTTGGCAATGTTATGAAGTACATTTGGCGAGCAGACCTCAAAGGTAAAGATATCCAAGATTTAGAAAAGGCTGCTTTTTATTTGCGCGATGAAATTGAGTTGCGCAAAAAGTCTGCAATTGCTGATCAGGAGTGTGGCAAATGAACGCATTTATGTTTGTAGCAATCATGTGTATGGGACAACAGTGTGATTTTGTGGTCAGTCATGAACCGCTTTCTGAAGTAAGATGCGAACAGCTAAAGAAAGAATTTTTATCTTTGCCGTTTAAGCCCGAGATGACTTTTGCTGCAACCCAATGTGTGAGAGTAGATGAACAAAAGGTGAGACTATGATTGTAGAAATTGACGATGATTGCGTAGATAAAATTGTCAGCCAAGAAATAATGAAAAGTTATATCTGGCTAACAGCCGATTTAAAATACGCTAAGAAAAATCCTAACGCATACCATGAGGACGATGTTGCTAGTTGGAAAACATTGATTCCGGCATTAGAAGAAGTGGGTCGCTACTTTACATACGATTGGGATGGAAAACTGAAGAAGATGAAAAAGGCGATGAAGAAATGAAACTCTTTTGTGAATATGATCGCTTTGAATTAGAACAAGACATCATCAAAGCATGGGGTGTTGTAGACATGATTGATGAACTTATTCGTCAACACTTAGATAGACCAGAAGGCGCCTTTAGTGAAGATGAATTAGCAAATCGATTAGAAGGCATTAAGTATGTTGCTGAAATGCAATTCCAGCGTTTGTGGGACGGCTTTGAAGTGATGATTAAAAAAGGCCACTTCACCAAAACTCGATTTGGTGATTCGCCAGAAATAGCAATACCAGATGTAGAAAGTGAAGTAATTATTAAACCAAAGAAAGGAAGTAAAAAATGACCGATACAGTCGATGTAGCAGCAAAAGAAGTAGATCCGTTAGCAGACAAAATCATGACACTGAAGTTTTCAGTAAGTGATTTGAACGGTATTATCAATGCATTAAACCAACCATTTCAAACCCCTGTGGTTTTGTTGGCTAATATTATTGCCTCCATTCAGGCACAGTGCGCGCCACAAATTGATGCGTTGAACGCTAATGCAACATCATCAGAGACTCCAACAGATGAACCTCAAGCAACTGCTTAAACGCGCAGGTGTCAGTAATGACATCATTGCTGAAGTAGAACGCAAGTCTGCACGTACTAGCGCAGAACAGGAAATTGAGCATCAGGAAAAAGCTGCAGCTATGGCTAAGATGATGCTCAACGATGTTCTGCCGCATTTGCGTAAGGCTATGGAAGCGCAAGACAAAGTTCCATCCAAACCAAAGCGAACAATTATCATCCCAGACTAGGGCGGTTTTGGTCGTATTTTTGCATTAGTATAGTTAGGACACGCTGTGAAGCGCTCCTGCGGGCGTAAAGAAGCCCTGCTTTTGGACTGGGGACGCTCGGTCGTGACAGCTCGGAAAGACGGGCACCAAATACTATAAGAGGACGAAATGGACGACTTTAAAAAATTGCCTAAAATGAAAACCGGCGGCTCAGCCAAACCCGGCCTCTATGCCAACATCCATGCTAAACAGGAACGTATCGCACACGGCTCAGGAGAGCGTATGCGCAAGCCGGGCTCTGCTGGAGCCCCTACCAAGGAAGCATTCGTAGAGTCCGCCAAAACGGCTAAAAAGGCCACTGGCGGGTCTGTTAAACATGATGAGCCAATCGCTAAGACAACCACTGGCAAAAACCGCCACTATTTGAGCACTAAAGAAGGTGCGGGCATGACCGAAGCTGGTCGTAAAGCCTACAATGCCAAAAACGGCAGCCACCTTAAAGCACCACAGCCCGAAGGTGGATCGCGTAAAAAATCTTTCTGTGCTCGTATGTCTGGTGTTCCCGGCCCCATGAAAGATGAAAATGGTAAACCAACACGCAAAGCTGCGGCGTTAAAAAGATGGAAATGTTAATGGCAACCAAAAAACCATCACCAAAGAAAAAAGAATTCACTGAAGAAATGGCCCAGACCGTTTTAGAGTTGGGCAAGCAAGGTGCGTCCCAAAAAACTATGTACTCGGCAATCGGAATCAGCAAGTCTACTGCTGCTAGATTAAAGAAAGAAGATCCGTTCTTTGCAGAAACAATGGACATGGCTACAACTTATGGTCAGTCTTATTGGGAGATGATGATGCTCGCCAATATTGACAACAAAGCATTTAACAGCCGTATTGCCGAGATTGCATTACGTGGTCAATATCCAGACGACTACAAGGACAGCCGCGAAATCAAAGCAGAAGTAAAACAAGAAGTTAAAATAGATTTCAATCGTGAAGTTTCGGAACTTATTAAAGCATTAAAGTAGTAAACAACAAGGGGGAATAGGCTTAGCGGCCGTGCCAGTGCCTTAATCACTGGCTACCCACCAATTTACCATTAAGGGGTATCAATGAAAAAGTGTTGGGAATGCAACACCACAAAAGATTTAACTGAGTTTTACAAAAATAAAAACAAAAAAGATGGACTTACTACAGAATGCAAAGCATGCATAGCTGTTAGAAGAAAATTAAACAGAGATAAATATTTGGATTATATGAAAAAATATAATCCGCAATATTATTTCAAAAATAAAGACACAGTATTACCTAAAACAATAGCTTATGCAAAAAACAATAGGGGAAAAAAGAACGCCATAGCTATGCGCTATGTCACAAACAAGAAAAAAAGAACCCCAAAATGGATTAAAGACTATTTCTTAAAAGAAATTGAAGTTTTTTATAGAAGAACGGAACTTATTAAAAAGTTTACTGGCGAAATATGGCATGTTGATCATATCGTACCGCTACAAGGTAAAAAAGTATCAGGCTTACATGTTCCATGGAATTTACAACTTCTTCCGGCGACAGAAAATCAAAGCAAAGGAAATAAATTTACGCCCTAAAAATCAAAAAAGATAGTTAGGCGATTTCGTGGTATAATTTGCATTAGTATGTATAGACACTAAAAAGGTAAAAATGACAGCGCATGCCCTACTCTCAGCTTCGGGCTCAAAACGATGGCTTTCTTGTACGCCATCAGCCAGATTGGAAGCAACTCTCCCAGATCCAAAACGCAGTACCAAGGGGATAGATTTCAGCGCGGAAGGGACATTAGCCCACTCGCTTGCAGAAATCCGTTTACGACAATATTTTAACCAGATAGGGTATGAAGAATATGAAGCAGAATACGAAGCCATCAAGAACAATGAAATCTATCAAACGTACACACCCGATGAGCGAAACGACTTCGAGGCTAACGTTGATAATTACGTTTTATATGTCCGTTCTCAAATCGGCGAGGGCGATACCCCGCTATTTGAACAGCGTGTGGATTTCAGTGACTGGGTACCTGACGGTTTTGGTACTGCGGATGTCGTCATACTTTCAAAACATTCAATCCGAGTAATCGATTTAAAATTTGGTAAAGGAGTACCCGTAGATGCTAAAGATAATACTCAACTTCGTTTATACGCTCTTGGGGCGTACGCCAAGTTCAAAGAAGAATACCCAGACATCAAGGAAGTCACGTACACCATCCACCAGCCAAGACTCGACTCTATTAGCAGCGATGGCACGACCATCACCAAGCTCGTCGACTGGGCAAACTACTTCGTCAAGCCAAAAGCCAAGAAAGCGTGGAGTGGCGCAGGCGAGTTCCTCCCGGGCGAATGGTGCCAGTTCTGCAAAGCCAAAGCGCAATGCCGCGCCCGCTCAGACTTCAACTCGGACCTCGCAAAGCTCGAGTTCCAAACCCC